TAATACTTTTTCCTACGTACTAAATGCACAATAAAATGTAACACCATAGTTTTGATTACTAATAAGATTGTAATTTACTGTGCTTATACCTTTTACCGAAAAATAAATATCTTGACCTCCTTGGTCTATTAATTGGTAAACGACATACATTCCATAGACTTCCCCACCTTTGTCAAGAGTAATCATACCACCTGCTCTAAATTTTCTGGTAGGTCCTTGAATGTATTGTTCAATGAAGTCACGGTGCATCCAGATTTTATTTATGTCTTTTGGTTGTGTTGCATCAGTACAAAATTTAGTAGAAGAACTAGGTCGACGATTTACTCCTTCCCAAGACCTACCTGCAGAGACATTAGCGCCACTTACTGCACTAACTACATATTCTTTGGTAGTAATGTGTTTGTTATTTGTGATTTCACCATTGTAAGTTACATTTCCTGTAAATGTTCCACCTGATTTAGGCATTAGTGAGTCTATATCTACACCACCTTCAATCTCAAAGAACTTAACACGTACTCTATGCTCATAATTATCATCACCTGAAATACCTCTAGGTCCTCCATCAGACTTCTGTACAGTTACTTCAAAAGTAGCAAAGTTTTCATCTAATATAATAGCATCTACAGTAGCTAGTAAGAACTCTCCATCTCTTTCATCAAACATTTCAAGATATTGACCTACTTCTATATTAGCCCAAGTATGTACATCATCTTTAGCATCTGTATTATTAAATACAACTTTATGTGTATCAGCATAATCTAATGCAATACCTCCTGCTTCATTTACAATATAAAATGTTTTTGCATTAGGTATAGCAGGTAAAGTTTCAGGTTCATGAAAATCCCATTCACCTCTATCAAATGATGGTGCTAATGCTTCAATTTCTTCTTCTAACTCTACTATATCTTGTTTATTTTGTTCTACTTGTTCAGCTAGATTAGATAATCCCTCTGCATCTAAGTCTGTAATATTAGATATATCTTCTAGTGTAGCTAGTGTACCTGACTTCTTAGGTAGTATAGCTTCTGTATTTACAGCTGGATTGTCTGGTGCTACTACTTTAACCTTACCACCATTCCTTGCCCCTATATTAATTGCTCCCATTATTTAATCCTCTTTTCTAGTTCATCTAATCTTGCTGATAGTTTCTCAATAAGTTTATCTTTGATAGCTACTTGCTCTTGAACATATGCAGTAGTTGATAGTATTGTGCCATTACCCATTCTTACTTTAGTTACAGAAGCATTACCAATAGTAACTTCGTTAGATACAGTAGCTGATGACGCTTGAGCTCCATTCCCTATGCAAACATTATTAGACCCTGTAGTAATATTATCTCCAGCACTTTTACCTATAGCAGTATTTTCCGACCCTGTTGTTTGGCGATACAAAGACTCTGCACCAACACTTGTGTTATTATTTCCCTCTGTTGCAAATACAAGTGCATTACTACCAAAAACAGTATTTTTAGAGCCTGTAGCTAATGCAGTAGCTGATTGAAATCCAACAGTTGAATTATCTAACCCTACTAAAACTTTAGAGCTACCCCAACCTACTGCAACACTTCTTTCTTTGCTGTCACCTGAAGCAAGAGCATTTTGCCCTACTGCCACACTATATTGATTACCACCATTACCAACAGTAACACCATTGACTTTCATGTCTGCTACTGTTTCAATTTTACGATTTGCACTTAAAACTCTTAAGGCTTCAAAACCTCCAGATTTTATTACTGCATCATGTTGAACATCAATGACCCCTGCATATCCTGAATCATTTTTAAGAGTAATTGTAGGTTGTGTAGTCCCTGTTGTGTTAAGTTGCACACTACCATTTACTAAAACATCACCATTACTAGCAATCTTCAGTGGAGTTTTGACATTACCTAAATCCGTGTAGTCATTAAAATGTAACCCACCTTCGTTAGGTGTAAGGATAGCCATTCTACTTGCAGACTTATTGTTTAATATAAGTCTTGTTGTTGCATCATCTGATATTTCTAATGTTTTACCACTAGGGGCAAAAGGGGTATTTGTTCCAACACCTACACTTCCATCATAAGTAGCAACATCATTAACTTCTGTCCATATGCTATTACATGATGCTATATCTAATACTACAGATACAGCAGTATCGTTAGCAATAGTACCATTAGCTGATTCTGTATTTACAATTAACTCTCTGTAACCACCTACATCAGTTATAGTAACAATAGTGTATTCACCTGAACCATTTTCAGATGATAGTGTAACTTTGTCATTTTCTTTTACTTCATCAAAGTCTCTAACATCACCATCACCATCTGTATCACTAATGTACATCTTAGTTACTTCATCATATCTACTTGAGATATTCATACCATACACTAAGTATAAATTACCAGCTTCAGGGTCTCTAGCTACATTATCAGCCCACTTGTTTGTATAGTTACCCACAATAGCACCACTAGCACTCTCTAATAATTCATCTACTTCATCTTTAGTGTATGTAGTTTCTTTATCAGCTTTCTTTGCAAGTTCAGTGTCTACAAAATCTTTGTCTGCTTTCTTAGCAATTTCTACATCTTGTACATTTTGTTGTGCATCTATTTCAGTTTTAGTATATACATCTGTCTTATCTGCTTTATCATCTAATAAGTCATCTATCTCACCAGCAGTATATGATGGGACACCTGTAACACTATCAATCTTATCCCAACCAGTATCTGTTTTAATAAGTTTATCGTCATACTTAACTTCAGTTACAGGAGCCCATCCTGATGCTACAGGATAGTTAGTAGATGGTTCAGATACATTGTAGTCATTAATCCACATATCACCAACATTAGAACCTATTGGTGCTTCTACTACTGTAGCATTAAGACTACCTTTGTATATAACAGAACCTGTTAGTGCATCAACATCATCTGCTAATGATTCAATGTCAGATGTATTTTGTGCAATATCAGATGTATTCTGGTTAATATCTGCTGTGTTTTGTGCTATATCAGTTATGTTCTTATCTATCTTAACATCTTGTGCATCTTGTGAAGCATCTACTTCAGTCTTAGTATAAGTAGTATCCTTATCAGCTTTATCATCTAGTAAAGCATCTGTCTCACTTTCTGTATATGCATCAGTAATTACTTCTTGCCACTTCAAGTCTTGACGACCATACATTTTACCATCAGCTGGTGCATCTGCAATACCGCCATCAGCTGCAGCTAATTCAGCCCATATACCATCTTTTCTAACATATTGCTCTCCATCTGAAGGAGCATCACCTATCTTAGTATTTATTTCATCATCTTGTGCAGATTGTTGTGCATCTATCTCTGCTTTAGTATATGCATCTACTGCTCCAGGAATAGCTTCTATTGCATCTGTATTAGCTTGTATTTTTTCATCTTGTAATTGTTGTTGTATATCTATTTCATTCTTTGTATAAGCATCTTCTACAGCTATATTATATAATCCACTACCATCACCTGTAAATACACCTGATGAAGAAGTAATATCTCCATCTACTGATAAAGAAGGAACTCCTACTATATCTCCATTTGAAGTAACAGTAAGTAAATCATGATTAGGAATACCTAAAGTTTCTAAAGTTACAAGACCATCTTCATTACCTACAATATGCCAATCACTTCCACTAGGAATATCTACTGTTGCATTAACAGTAATATCACCTGCTGTCATACCATTCTTGCCTACAGGCATAGTATAATCGTTAATAATAACTTGATTGTTTAGATATATACAGTCATCTGCTTGTAAAAAAGGTGTAGGTACATTCTCTAGACCACTACCATCTCCTGTAATAGTTCCATTAATAGTTCCTTCTACATTAATGTCTCCGCCTACATAGACATCTTTTTCCACAACAATACTACCTGCAAATTCATAATCTCCTGAATCAGGTACTACGTCTGTTTTACCACCCTCACCTCTGTATATAGCCATTATATTTTCCTATTAAAGTTCTTTTTTAGATTTCTTTGTTTTCTTAGTTTTTACTTCAATATCTTCTTGTATTACATGTCCTATTTCTTCTACTACAGGTTTTTCTTCAACTAAAGTATATCCTGGGTGTACTTCCATAGATTGTATATCTAAAGCTGTCTTAACTTCTAATGTGTTACCTGAAATATTACATTTAAAAACTGCCATCTTAATATCCTCCTAAAAGTTTAGCTCTTTCATCCATAGTCATATTAGGATTAAGAAGGTCTATTTCTTTTTCTATTTTATTTTTTGCTTTCTGAGTTTTAGCTGCACTAGAACGTGCTTGTAGTTTTTTCTTATATGCATAATCACCCTTTGAATATTTAGGGTTTGCTTTTGTAGCTTTTTTCTTTTTTGGGAGACCAATCTTTTTTAATGCTTTTCTTGCTTTTGTAGGATTGTAGTCTGCCATTCTATTTCCGCCTCTATCATATTTAGCATTCTCTCTTAATTCATATTGCTTTTGTTTTCTTGCTTTATCGTCTGCTTTCATTAATGCCTTATCTTTTCTTACTTGAGCTGGAGTTCTTTTCTTCTTTAATACCTTAACTGCTTTCTTAGCTACTTTAGCTGCTTTAACTCCTCTACCTACAGGAGACATACTTCCTATAGCCATTGCTCCTTTACCTAGTTTTTTAGCAGTACTTTTTAATGCTCTTTTTAAGGTGCTAGTTTTCTTTACACCTCTCTTGGTAATACTTTGATTCTTTTTAGCAACCTTCTTTGCAGGTTTTCTAGTATACTTAGTTCCAGCCATTTTAATCTCCTATTGATATCTTTATAGCTACTAGAATTAATAGCTATAAAAATATCCCCTCGAATGAGGGGAATATTCTTTATGCAGGAACAACCAAAGCAAAAGCTGAATCTGGTCTAAGTTCTTTAACACCATAGATTGTATCTGAAGTGTAAAGAGTAGACAAGTAATCTTGCTTGTACTGTGTTTGTGAACGCACATTCAATTGCTCTACTAGAACAGCTGCGTCTTTATGACCTAAGAGACATACTCTGTCTCCAGAAGCTGTTGTATCAGCATTTGAAGTAACATATACAGGGATACCATATAAGTTACCAATTTGACCATTACGGATTGTGTTAGCAGATGCTGCTTCACCAACAAAGTCCATAGCTGTATATCGGTCTAGACCCATTAGAGTATTTCTAGCTGCAGGTGGGATTAAGAAAAATCTACCTGAAGTAGGAACATCTTGGTCATCTAGTTTCTGAATCATGTTTCTAATTGCAATGTCAGTTAACGCACCAGCGTTACCACCATCATACAATGTAGAACCATCAGTACCAGTATAACCAGCGTCATAAGTTGCATCATTAGTACCACCATTCATAACTCTACCTAATTGAACCATGTCAGTATCCACTTGTTTTGCAAGTGCATAACCAGCATCGTCTGTGTAGAATCTACGCATTGATGTTAGTGCTTGTACTTCTGTGATATCTTCAATGAAACGTGAGTATTCATAGTGTTTATCAATTGGTACAATTACTTCTGATTCAGTTTCAGCAATAAGTGTAACTGCTGTTTCTGAAGCTTTTAGAGATGCTTGACCTCTAGTTGGTTTAGGGATATGAATTGTATCACCTTTTTTGCCTTTGAAAGACATTTTTTTGAACAGATTTGCTGCAACTAAATTTGCTTTATACGCTGCGATGACCTCGTCGGACCAAATCTCAGGTATAAAAACGGCAGCGGTCGTGTTCGTGACCTGTGGGGTTGGATATGCCATTTTAATTTCCTCTCTATATTGTTTTTAAATGACTCGCCCTTCTTGATATGCTAACATTATCTCATCAGATAGTGCATCATATTTTTCTGGGTCTGTCTGCATAAGTTTAATAATATCGCTTCGACGATACTTCTTTTTAGAAACAGGTTCGTTATTTCCTTTACTACCTACACTAGCTGCTTTCAGTTGATTATCCTTATCAATCTTACTAGTTTCTGCTACTTTAGCTACTCGTTCTTTTTTATCAGACCAGTTACTAAGTAGTTCTTTAGCAGCATCATAATCAAATTCAACTTCAGCTCTATTGTATAGTTCAGAGCGAACTCGTGAGCTTTTAATCCATTCAGCAAAATTAGGGTCTTGTACAGTCTGTTCCAAATCAGGGTACTCAGAATTTAATCTCGTTAATGTAGCAGTACGCTTCATTTCTTGAGCTGCTTTCTGTGCTTCCTTAATAGCTGGATGACTATCAATCTGCTTATTTACATTCTTTTGTGGATTCTCATAAAACTCATCCGATGTTATAGATGTTTCTGTAGTCTGTGATTCTTTCAAAGTTTGTGTAGAAATAAAGTCATCGACAACTTTCCTAAGTTCACCTACTTCAGAGCCTTGTTTACCAATAAGTTTTTCAGCTTGTTGGTGCATTTCTGCAATCTCTTTAGCAGACTTCCCTTTATACTTCTCTGGTAAGTCATCATCTTTCTCTTCTGCAACTGCCTCCTCCTGTACAACTGGGTCTTCCTTGATTGGTGTAAGCTCTTTCTCAAGTTGTGCCTCTACTTTCTCTTGGTTCTCTACCTCTGGTTGTTCAGGTGCAGCTACTTCTTCTACTTCTTCTATTATATCAGCCATATTATTTCTCCTGTGCATTTAAGCATTATAGGGAGATAACTAAGGAGACTAACCCTCACTTACCTCTAGTTAAAATTATTACTCTTGCTTTTCAGTAAGAGCATTATGTTTCTTCGCCCATTTTGCATGTGCATCGGGGAAGTCACCAGATATGCCTTCTAACATTATGGAAGGAGTACTAATAAGTTTCCTAGACTCCTTACCACATGTTGGACAATCTGTTGTTGTAGTGTATTCAATTATCTTTTCAAATACACCACAATCCTTACATTCAAAATCAAACAGTATCTTCATTACTTAAATCCTGATGTGCTTGTTCTGAAACTTGTTTTAAATTGATTAACCAGTTCATGATTCTTAATTCACCCTTTCGTGCAAATAAAGTTTTCTCATCCTGTATATCTTCAATCTTAATACTATCTCTTATCTTTTCTACGTCTTCTACTAAATCTTTCCATCCTTTAGTAGTAAACATTGTAAATCTATCTTCGTAATACTGTTGTAATTCTTTATCCATTTAAAGTACCTTATTTATTGCAAACATACATTGTAACTTCAAATCCAAATCTCATTTCTGTTGCTTGAGGTTGTGTCCAAATGTTCATATTATTCTCCTAAGTTAAGGTTAAAAGAACAAGTTCTGTTGAGATAGTTACTCTTTTGAAGTACCTAAAGTCAACATTGATGTTACCACATATATTAAGCTCGTTGCTTTTGTTGCATCTGTAGCTTAACAATCTCTTTATTATCTATCATATCTTGTCTTTTGATATCTAACTCTGCTTTCTTAAGCATTATTTCTGCTGTTTCTTTTCTACGTTTAAACTCAGCTTCTCTTTCATCTGATTCACTCGGTAGATTTGTAGCTAAAGCAGACATAAGTTTAGCTTGTATCTCTTGTGGAGCTAACTGTGCATCAACTTGATATTTCTGTGCTTGTGCCATATTCTCTTGAGCTTCAGAGTTATTAAGTGCTATTTCTGCCTGTACTTGACCCATTTGCATTTGTGTTGTTTGGGCTTGTTGCTTATCTTGAGCTTCTTTACCTTTTCTCAATGTTTCTATTAAAGTAGCTCTATTCTCAATACTAGAGTTCTCTATTACACCTTCTAATAATATTGGAACTATAGGACTATTAGGTCCAAGAGTTTTCAATAAATTCAAGAATTGTATCTGTTCTACTTCTTTAGCTAGATTACCTAAAGATGAATTAGCTACAAACTTGTAATCTGCAACAGGAAATTCCTCTGGTGCAAACTGCATAAATCTATGTGCTACTTTAGTAATAAATGGAACCAAAAAATTATCTTGGAAGTTTACTAAAGTTCTTTTATTTTTCTTCAAGACTGTAGCTAATGCAACTGATAATTCTCCACCAGCACTCTGCTTAACATCATCTTGTGTATTCATTGTATTAGTAGCTTGTAGCAACATTGTTTGGAATGCCTTAGCTGTTTCTAAATTACTAGCATCTGTTTGTCCAAACTGAAATGGTTGTAATACTTCTCTAGGGTCTCCATTAGTTAGAATAGTCTTACCTGGTCTAACTTCAAATTTAGCTCCTCTAGGAAGTCTTGTTGCATCCATGCCCATCATTGGTGCAGTAGTTAGTGCTAATGAGTCTAAATGAGCTCTTAATTGTGCATCAATAGCTCTTTGCATATTGTAGCCTTTTTCTGCTACTCCTCTACCCCAGAATCTCTTAGGTACAGTATCATCTTGATATGCTACAATAGGTCTATCTTTTAACATATATGGATTAGCTTCAGCTTTAAGTAATACATTATCATTACCAATAACTACAATAGCTTCTACTAAATTACCATATTCCTCTAATATATCTCCAGTTCCTGAATATACTTCTCCATTCTCAGGACTATCTAGTAACTTCTCTGGAACTAAACCATAATACCTTACAATCTTAACTTTATCTTGGTCATAGTCTTCATCTATCCAAGATTCGTCTAAATCTGCTTCATCTACAGCAGTACCTCCTAAATCAGCCTTTAAATAGACTCCATCTTCCATATTCTTAGCTACATGATGTGCAGATACAAATTCTTCAATAGCACAACCCATAGCATCTTGTACTGTTGTTGCATTAGGGTCTATCAAAAAATTCTGTGGACTAATCGGATTTAAAGTAACAGTTACCTTATCCTTAGACTTTGTACCAATAGCTACAGAATCTACTTCCTTCATTACCTCTGTTGCTGGTATTAAATCTTTTTCTTTTCTTACAACTACTTCACCAATACCTGTACCATATATAGATGCTAATAATATAATATCTCCGACAGCTTTTCTCAATCCTGTCTGTTTAAAAGATTGCTTCATATATGATTGCATATAATCAATATCTTTTGCATCTTTGTCCATGAAATCATCATCTATAGAAAATAGTGAATCTCCATTTCCAAAAACACCTTCTTCAATCTCTGATGCATGATTCTCAATAGCTTCTTGTAAAATTGGACTTACAATACGACTTCTTTCTGATTCTCTGAGTCTATCTTCAGCTCTCCATTCACCTCTCCATAGAGCTTCATATTCTTTCCATGTCTCTAGGTAATTATTATCTCTAGAATCTCTCCAATCCATAAGATGTCCTGTCAACCAGCTTACTAGTTTATTTGGACCTATCTGTGGGTTATTTCCTAAATCCATTGTTTATCCTTTTAATATCCTGACACTAAGTCAAGTGATTGGTATTCTTCTTCTATTTCAGTATCAAACACAACTTCTGTCTGAGCTATTTGTTGTATATATGCTAAACTATCTACTAAGTCATCATGCATCTGTGCATTAGGAAAGTTTACTAATTGGTCTGCAAATTCTTTATTCCAAGCACCCTTCTGCAATGTAACTTTACCATTCTCAAAGATACCTTGTAAACTCCAAATTATCCTTTCTGACTTTCTTCTATTACCATGATTCAAATCTTCAATTCTAAAATACATGTTATTCTGTTTCATTAAGTCATTCAAATATGGTGCTGCTGCATTCTTTAATGACCCTTTCTCAATTCCTATCTTAGAAGGCATGTAATCTTTTACTGCATTAAATATCTCATTACATGTTTGCTTAATATCCCATCTACCATGTCTTATTTCTGAGACCCACCATCCTTCTTGGTGCACCTTAACGATTGCAATAGCTGTCTCATCCAGTTTCCTATTCTTGTTACCTGCTTCTTTATCCACAGACACAAATCCAGCCAAGTCGACTGCAATATAGTATTTACCTTCTTCAGGTTCTTCCTCAGCGTTTCCATAGTGTAACCATTCCTCTTTAAATATGTCTCTAGAAGCTGCTTCAAAACTTGCTAAAAACTCTTGTCTAAATGCAAAGCTACTCATAGACTTCTTAGCTGCTTCAATCTCTGACTCAGGAATTAATGGATTATCATAACTACTAAAGTGATATGAAGCCCAATCCTTGTCTTCCTCTTTCTCAGCATACTCCCATAAGTCATAAAAGTGATTACGACCTTTTGGTGTTCCTATGAAGAGTGCTTTACCTTGTACATCTGCTAATGCTGGTCTTAGAATCTGTTCCCAAACATTAGGTTTAATATCTGCATATTCGTCAATAACCAAAAATGATAATCCTACTCCACGTAGGGTATCAGGTCGGTCAGCACCCTTTAAATATATCTTACGACCATTTACTAATGTTAATACACTTGTATTTTCATGTGCAGCTGATATAACGTCTTTACCTAGGTCTTTCAACACTCCCCACATGATATCCTTTGCTTGTTGGAAGGTCGGTGCAACATAAAATACGTCTTTAGTAGTACTTTGTAGTGCCTCTATCAATAATAGCCAAGCAGCTAACCTAGATTTACCAAACCTACGACCAGCAGCAACAATTCTAAATCTGCGTGGGTCGTCAAATACTTCTCGTTGTTTTTCATGTAGCTTTACCTGTAGTTGTGTCATATTCTACCAGTATCTATCACTTGTACTTGCTAATTTCCTCTCTAGTACATCCGCTGCAAAGTTTTCACCTCTAGCTTTTAAGTCTCTTACCACCCTTGTGTATAAACTAGTCATAAATGCTCTTTGTTGTCTTGGATTAAGTGCCTTATTCAAGACATCATAATTACTCATTTCATGTCTCGCTTTATTCCATATATCTACAACTTGTTTCTCATCTGTAATTCCATGAAACATCTTAGGTAAATCAACATTACTACTAAACTTAAATTCTGACTGAGCTGATTGTAGTGGTCCTTTCTTCTTAACGGTCTCTTTACCTAAGTCTTTTAGCTTAGGCATTATAAACTCACCACCTTTTCTTACTATCTTACCTAGACCACCACCCATAAAATCAAAGGCAGTATCTACCATTTCTTCACCACCAGCTAAAACTTCATTTCTTTCTTCTTCAGATAAGTCTTTCCAAGACCTTCCTTCTTCTAGTGCCTCTTTATATGGGTCTGTAGTCTCTGGATAAGATTCTAAAAACTCTGTTCCTTTCTCTTCTAACCAATCTGTACCTGTTTCCCATGCATCTCCTATTGTACTAATTACAGTATCCAATAAAGATGGTGTTTCATGTCCTACTTTAGAATTATATCCTGGAAGAGCCATACTATTTCTCCATTATGTTAATATAATAGTCTGCTAACTCTTTCTTATTCTCCATTCTAATAAATCCTTTTACAATATTCTCTAAATCTGCTTCTGTATACCTATATTTCTTACCTGCTGTCTTCTGAACTACTTGTAAGTACTTCTTAACATCATTTCCATCAGAAGATGGTGCATATTCTGCTATCATAGCCTTTAAATCACCATTATGTCTCTTTAACTTAGTAGATAAGTCCTTTGTTAATGCAGAAATACCTGCCTCTGGTGTCTCAAAGCTTGTAAATTGACTATCTTTACCATAAAACTTACCTGGTCTCTCACCATCCCACTTAATAGGTGATGCTTTTATGTTTCCAGGATTATTATGTTCTGACCACTTAACTTGTTTAGTTCCTTTAGTCTTATCTTTTACATAACCTATACCATCTTCTACCATAGCCTGAAAATTAGGGTCTAAACTATCTTTATGCTTATTCCAAAACTCCATTCCAAAGTCTTTTAATCCGTCCCAAACAGCATTTCCTAGTTTCTTAGCTTCAGGTATATCATCTAGAACTCTCTGTTCTGCATCTTTATATATAGTTCTAGCTTTCTCATTCTTGCTTTCCTGACTCCAATCTCTAGCTCTATACTTTTCCATGAGTCTTCTTTGTTCTCTCTTAAGCTCTTCTATTCTCTTATCTCTTCGTTCTTTCTCTCCAGGAGTCATTTTAGTAAATGAATTATAAGATATCCTATCTATTTCTTTCTGTATTCTCTGAATAGCTATATAAGATTGTTTTTTAGTGTATTCATCTTCTGTTAATTCATCTGGTGCTGAAAACTTATCCCATTCTGACTGTGCTCTATTTGGGTCTCTATTTCTAATAGCATTCTTTTCTTCGTAGTCAATAGCATCTTGTTCTACTGTATCTAAATTAAATTCATTTACAACTTCTACTGGTACTTCTTCTTCAAGTGCTGTTGTCGTAGCTATCTCATTATCTAAATTCCATACATTACCTGAAAATGGAGACCTCATATTAGTATCTAATTGTCTATCTGTTCTAGGACCCTCAGTTCTAGGTCTAGATGTAGTAATAGCATCACTTAAATCACTAAGTTGGTCTTTTGTTACTACTGTTGTAGGTGTAAAATCATTATAACCCCTACTCATTAAGTTCTGTGCTCTCTTAAATGCCTCATTAGCCCAGTTATTCTTTGCCATCTATAACATCTCCGTTGTCTATAGTCTGTACTTCATTAATGTTTACAGGTGAGTCAACACCACTTATTTGTATTTCTATCTTATTTCCATTTTTAACTCTTTGCATGTAATCTTGTGGTATAACTCTATCCATTACCATCTTTAAACAGATTGTTTGGTCTTTGTCGTCATCATCAAGAGCTTTGCTAAGTACCTTTTTAACAACCTTATCACCAGCCGTAGATAACATAGTTGCAAGAATCTCTTGACTTCTTTTCTTCTTTGTGTCTGGTAAGATTGCATTACTCTTTACCTTCTTCTTATATAATGTCTTCTTTCTCTTTCTAAAAGGAAGACCCATTGCCTTTCTTTCTTTATTTATCTGTTCTAAACTCTTTCTACCCACAATATTTATCTCCTAAGAGGATATATAATTATTAATTAGTTATTAGGGAATTTCTTCGTATCCCTAGAGGAGAAGAAATTTCCTTCTCTATAACTCAGAAATTCATCAGAGGCACACAAAATACATTTTAATCTTTTTGTGCCTATACTAATATGATACCATATTTTTAATCAAAAGTCAATAGATATTTACAATTGTTACAATTTAGTTACATTTAATGCTTTGAATCACTAGTAGTTTGGTTAATCAAATAAAAATAAATATTTTACCTCCCCTATAGAGAAAGGAACGAAAGTGACCTTTCGACACTTCATGTAAAGTTGTCTTTGACAACTAGGAACCAAATTACCTCTCATATAATTATGTAGGTTATATATAAAAAAATTCAAAAAACATTTACATATCCCCCCCTATTACTAATAATACTATTATTATTGTGTATATATTTAATTACTTACTACATCTATTAATCCTTCTCTCTCCATATAATAGTTATTATTTCCCCTAACATATTGATTATACTATCCAAACTATCATTCTCTTTCTATAGTTTTTCTCTCAATAAAATATTAAGTTTCTTTTAGAAACTGAGAGCTTTACTCTTAAATACTTACTTAACATGTGCCTATTTATTAATCATCGTTGTTCGTCTTAAAGAACAAAGACTCTTAGTTAATGTAGTTAATACCTGCTATAGTTTGATGGTAGATACAAATCATCTACCTATCAAACCCAAGACATAACCCAACATCGTCTTGGCTCTATCGAGTAATATCAGGACTATAAGAGCTAACTTCATTCG